GTGTAGATAGACTTTTAGTTGTCTCTGTACCTGTAGATGATCTAATAATTACTGTTAGATCGCTGTCCTGCAAAATTTTAAATTGATAGGCAAAGTTAGTGGTACTGCCATTACCATTGTGGGAATTCTTAATAATTGTAGTTGATACTGTCATAACTAATTAAAACCTTTAAACATTGTTGATGGTTTTGTAAATAAAAAATGTTGATTATAATCCTTTTCCATTCTGTTTTCAATCCTTTCTAATATACCCGGTTTTATAGTTTCCATTATTTGAAACCCTATTAGATAATCAAATGCACTTTTTATATAAAATAAATTATAAAAAGGTATCATTGCTGTTACAGCATCATAGGCTGATTTACCAGCTTTTCCTCCTTCAAGTCTTGTTCCATGTATAATAGCCATTAAAACATCTGCTGCTGTTACAGGTATTGGTCCAGCAAGTCCACCTATTATAGCCATTTTATCTCTAACTTCTTTAAACAGTACATCACCATATATACCTAATCCACCACCCTGTAATAAAGCAGCTAATAATGTTTTAAAATTAACATCTCCATCTTCACCCATTATTTCTCTTGGTGATCTTCCTTTTAATATATCTTTTATAGTCATAGACATATATCCTAGCATTGCAGAAGTTACCATTAAAGCTGCCATACCCTTTATACCTCTACCTAAATCTCCTTGTTTTCTACCTTTAAAATAATCCATCTCTCTACCTAAAACTTTTTGTACAATAGAAATAGGAAATGCTTTAAACTGACCAAAAAATCTTATAGATTCACCCCACAAAGTACCTGCTAAAGCACCTTGTGTCATAAAACCTTTTACTCTAGCATCTGGTTCAATAACTGCATAAAGTGATCTATCTAATAATATTCCAGATACAGATGCTTTAAATTTTTCTCTTTCTATTCTCATTTGTCTTTCTGTCATTTTTTCCAATCCTGTAATTTTTTTTAAATCAGCATCAGATACTTGATCTAATAAAGCAATGTTAATAAACTCTTTACCATCATCTGCTTTTTCCATTGCAGTTTTTCTTATTATATCCCATTTAGTAGGATTAATATCATACATTGTAAATAATTCTTGAAGTTGTTTGTTTAAATTTTTAAATTCTAAATTTTTTTGTCTAGCAAAATAATTTGCTAAACCTAACATTGCTCCTTCTTTTAAACTGTTAGTCCACCAAGAAAGTAAATTTAATTTAAAAAATGTTCTTTGAGCTTTTGTCCAACCTTTGTTTAAGTTATCACCAACTTGGTGTCTTGCTGACATATCATAAATAGTATTGTCATTTATAAATCCTAGCATTTCTGCTATTTCTTTTTTTTGTTTTGTATTTTTAATTCTTCCTAAACTAGATAATGCTTCAAACATACCACCTAGAAATGATCGACCTTGATACCTTACTTCTGAACCATAAATACCAACATCAGCCAACGCAGAAATTGTTGCACCACCTAGTCTTGCCATAGATGCTAAAGTTCTTGCTATTGCCGAATATCTAGCAACACCAAAATTTTCTACAGTATAAATAGAACCATCTATAACTTTCATATACTTATCTAATTTACGAAAATTTTTTATATCCCCAACATCTTTACCGGATTTTTTTAATCTATCATGTACTGCAAATCTAATCTTATCCATGTTTTCTTTAGGTTTTGTACCTAACGCATCTATTATTCCAAGGTTTCTTCCTGCAGTTTGTAATCCAGAAAAGAAAGATTCTTTTAAATTACCAACACCAAATTTATCATTATAATCAAACCAATCATCTGCTGTTTTAAAATGTAATACTCTTTTAAATTTAGATTCTTTTGCAATATCTTTTGATGTTCTTGTACCATAAGAGTTAGCAACACCATCTGCAATTAGATACTTATTACCTACTAAAGAATTATAAACATCTATCATAAACTCATCAACATTGTCTGTATTTGCAAAAGTTCTATCAGTATCTAATTTATCCATTACATAATTTTTCCATGCTAAAAAATTTTTATTATAATTTATATCTCTTTTCAATTTTAAAGATGGATCAGTTTCAATATTCTTTACACCTAAAATAGCCGCAGCATTTCTAATGCTTGATGGATCATGTGATTGTTTTACAATATATCCCCATAATTTTTGAATGTTAGCTCCTCTATCATTTAATTTTTGTCTAATCATTTCAGAATAACTTTCCATTATTTCTGCTAACTTTATAATATCTGGATTAGTTTCTGTTACTCTAGGTTTTTCTCCTATTCTTTGTTGTGTTACAGTTGGTTCTGAACTTAATTCATACATAGTTCTTGTAACTCTTCTTTGTACTTCAGCTTCTGATATACCATCTAAACCTTTATCAAATAAATCATCTACACCGGCAGCTCTCAATTTAGCATTAAATCCAACAATCAACTGATTAACAGTTGCATTTTGTTGTACAGCGGCAGATGATCTTGCTGCTACTACTCTGTTATTAGAACCAACCATTATTGCTGTTAAACCTTCTAATGGATTATCTGTAAATTCAGTTAAAACTAATTCAGTTAATCTTCTAACTTTAATTTCATTTTCTATAGCATTTCTTTTGTTAATTTTTTTTTGTAATTTAATTTGTTCTGATACATCTTTAGCAACAGCATCAACATTAACTTCGTCAATGTTACTTAATTTTTTTTCTGCTATAGATTGTTTAATTAAATTAACTATCTCTTCTTTTTTTGTTCCAGCAATAGAAGATTTTTTTAATAAACTTTCTACTCTTATTAAACATTTATCTGCCATAATTACCTACCATTCTTACAATTAATAAAATCTGCAACTACTTCATCTATTTCTTTTTTCTTTGTATTTATTTCATCTAATTCTTCTGTTGCAGTTTTTAATTCTGAATCTTGTTCACCTTTTTGAAATTTAAAGTTTGCATCTTTTTGATTATTTTTAATAGTTTCTAATTGAGAATTTAATGTATCAATTTCAACATCAGTTTCTGCTTCATTTCTTTTAGCAACATTTTGCTCTAAAGTATTTAATTCTATTTCATCTGATTTTAATTTAGGTTGATTGTTTCTTTCTACTGTTGGTATACTGTTTTCTGTAGTTCTTAAAACTGGATCAGCATTTACGATTGGACCAACATCTACAGTTTCATCTAGCATTAAATCTCCTAAAGATTTTTCTAATAATAATTTTCTAGTTCTTGGGTCTGTTTTTTCTAATTTTAACATAAAGTCTGAAGTATCTTTATAATATTCTCTAAATAAAATTTGTTCGTTAGTTAGTTCTGGTTCTAATTCATCTGATTTTATTCCAGTTTCTTTTCTAACTTCTTCTACTTTTTTTCTAAAATTTTTATATTTAGCAACTGTTTTAATATCTCTTAATTTACCTACACCAACATGTAGTCCGCCACCAAGGATTGATCCAAAAGCAATGTTAAGTAAACTATCTGCTGCACCATAATCTGCCTGTACTCGTTTAGCAGCACTATAAACTATTGGCTCAACTAATGCTGCACCAACAGCACCCTCTACTACACCTCTTGTTAGTCTGGCAGTTCGCAAACCTTGTCTTGCAGCTAAAGCAGCAAATCTCATTTGTCCAAATACAGGTATAAAAGAAGCTCCAATATTAATTGGGTCAAGCATACTAACAGCTAAACCTGTTCCAAACTTTGCAGCACCTACATAAAAACCAGCAGAAAAAGGATTCCAAGAACCCTCTGGTCCTCTTTGAATAATACTTTGTCTTTCTCTTTCAGCTTCTTTTTTTTCAACCATAATATCTACAACTGATTGAAACTCATCTTCTTTAAAATATAATCCTAATTCATTATATTCTTTATTTAATTCCTGTCTGTCAATTTTATTATCACCACCTCTAATAGATTCTGTTGTAGCGGCATTTATAGACCTGTGTGTTTTTGTGGCTTCTAAAGGATTGTACTCCCAGTTATCTGCAGCAATAGCACCTAAAGTTTGTCTTAAACTTTTTTCATATCTGTCATAACCATTTTCTTGTGCTGTGTTATCTATTTTTAATCCAAATCCTAATTGAGCCATTAAATAGTTCCTTCTTTATTAAGAAGTTTTGCAACTAAATTCATGTGTTTTATAATCCCGGACCTTTTATTTTTTTTAGCATTTCTGTATTCATCATTATCTAAAAATTCTTTTGCAGCTTCAGAAAATTTACCTGCATTAATTAATGATCTTGTTTTAGGAGATTGAACTAAAGAACCTCTAAACCACTCATAAAATAATGCTTGTTGTAATTCATCAGAAAAACTATCAAATTTTGGTATTGCATTAATTACTTCTGGTATTCTAGTTTCAATATCTTCTAACAACATTTGTTCAGCTTCTTTTTTTGTTGTTGTTTGTCCTTCTTCTGCACCATATCTGCCAAAACCTATAGTAAGTTTTCCCTCACCTTGAGTTGCTTTAGTTGCTGTTTCAAAAAATGGTCCTTCTTTATCTTTTACATATTTAAAAAATTTATTAGTTTCAACTAAACCAGCAAATTGAGGTTGTGAATTTTCATCAAATTGTAAAGTATCTGAAGGCAGTGAAGCTGATTCAGATTTATCTGGCATAAAATCATTTAAAGTCATATTCATTTTTATATCAGTTCCCGGTAAAATATAACTGTCATCATCAAAATTAAATTCTAAAAAATCACCATTAGAATTTTTAACAGGAGCAAACTCTCCATCAGCAAGTATAATACCAAATATTAAACCTTCTCCATCAGATGTGTTTCTCCATTCACCATTTTCTTTTATATTAACATTAAATTCACTTTGCATATCTATTGTAAGAGTGTCATCTTTCATTGATCCAAAAGCTACTGCACCCCACTGATCCAAATAATGATCTTTAATTATTTCTGTTTTTTCAATAACAGTATCAATATGACTATCTAGTAATTTTTTACCATCCCATATTTTAGGAATGTAATAAGTATCTTCTATTTGAAAATTATCTTTAATAAGTGATATTGCCTTTTTTCTTGCTTTAACTTCATTAGTATCACTATTAGTAAACATTTCACTTAATGTATAATAAGTTAGCATTTCTACAATACTATTCATTTGATCTACAGTATCTGCATTATTTGCTCCAGTATTTGTTGCAACTATATCTTCAAAAAGTCTTATAGCTTTACTTCCTCTTATATCTTTTCTTAATTTATCAAACTTAACACCATTATCTTTTGCAAAAACTTTTAATTCTTTTCTTTTATCTTCAGAATCAATACTTAAAAGTGCTTCTGTTATTTCTGGATTTTGAAAATAAGATGAAAAAATAGCTGTTTCTGGTAAACCATCACCTAATAATTGTTGAAATGCTTTGTTATTTAAATCACCAAATTGTAATTCTAAACCTTGTAGCATTGCTATTCTAGTATTTTGATCACCATTTTTATAATTATAAACAAATGATTTTGATTGATCTGAAGTCATAACTTTTTGTTCATACTTTGGTACACCTAAATCTGTTTGAATTTGAATTAAAGCTGTAGCCAATTCAGATTCTAATATATTTTTTTGGGTTAAATCTTCTGTTGATTCAATAGTTTCTATAGCAAATTTAATATCATCATTTGTTTGTGAAATAAAACTAACAGGATCAGTTGATAATAAATCTTGTCTATTTTTTATAATAGTATTGTAATACTCTTTCTTTTTTTCACCCACTATAAAATCAATAGCACCAGCAGAAACTTTAGCATCTATTTCAAGCTCATATTGTTCTACAGTTGTTTTTAAATCTTTAGAAGAAATTGAATTTAATATTTTTACTTTACCAATAGTATCATCTATTGTTTCTAATTGAGATTCCATTTCAATTACTGTTTCTGCAGGTAAAACTTTTTTAGCAAAGTCCATGTTAAATGGTATAGGTTCTTTACCTAATGCAGCGGCTGCTACATAATTTTTCCAATCATTATTAATTTCTGGTAATAAAATATTTTTTACATTTGATATTAATGATTGTCTATTTTTTAAAGTTAGATTTGGATAATTTTCTACGTCTAGCAAAGTTGTTAATGCTTCTCTGGGATTGTCAGTTATAAGTTTTGTTGCTTCGTATGCTTGTACTTCACCCGGAATACCATCTACTAATGTTTTTAATTGAGCATTAGAAATTCTACCACTATAATTATCTGTATAAAGTTTTGTTAAGTCTGTTTGTAAAACACTATAATCAAATCCACCTTCTGCTAAAAAAGCAGTTGTTAATAATCTTTCTTTTTTTGTATTAACATTATTATCTAATTCAGTTAAAATATTTTTTGATACTGCACTATTACTTCTAAACATTCCTTTTTGAACTTCAGCTAAAGCATAATTGCTAAATAAAGTTTTAGTAGAATTGTTTGTTGCTTGTGATGCGTATTTTTCTATTAGTGCATTTGATTTTTCTTGTATAATGTTTTGTGCTTGTTCTTTATTAGATAATATATTTGCTTGTTCATAAACAGATTGCATTTCATTAATAAAATTATTTTCTAATTTTAATGCTTCTGTTTTATTTTGAGCATCATTTTCTTTTATTTTAAATTTAACAACAGCATCAGTTACAGGTTTTAATGCACTAGCAAGGTTTTGGTTTAAACCCATTTGAATATTTGTAGTAGTTCCTTGTAATTGTTCTACTGATCCTTGTGCTGTAAATGTAGGTATTTTAGGCATTATGTATTTTTCATCCCATATAATAGTGATCCAGTTTGTGCAACTGTTTGTATTTGTGCAAGTTTAGCTTGGTTTCTAGCCATTTGACCAGATATTCTAGCAAAGTTTGCTTCTTCCATTTTATTTGCTGCTGCAACTTTTGCATTATAAGATATTAATTGTTCTTGTAATTGTGCTTCAAAAGCATTTGATAGTTCTATATTATAAGCACTACCACTACCTATTTGTACACCAGATTTAGCAAGAGCTACTTTTGTTTCGCCTTCAACTTTTGTAAATTTTTTTCTAAATTGAGCAATATCAAATTCTGCTTTTGCTTCTATTTGATCTGCTTGACCTTCAAGAATAAGTGCGTTTCTATTATTTACTGCTTGATTAAATTTACCAATTTTTCCTTGAGCAGAATATTGAGCTGCTCCCATTATTGCTGTAAATGGCATTGCTGCTGCTGGTGTCATTAAAATATCCTCGCATATAAGTATTGGTCTGAACCATCAAAACCCCATTTTTTCATCAAACCTTCTTTTTCTAAACCAAGCCATTCGGCAAAT